AAATCCCCTCTCAATCTATGATGATTGAACAAATATGGGTTGCTACAGAAATGTTGAAACTCAAGATGTATGGTGATAAAGAAAAAGATATAACTGGAGTTACTGATGAATTAAAATCCACAAGAAAACAGATTACTGATTTAGATGAAAAAATGACTCTTCTTCTAGACGATAGAAAACTAAGAAAAGCAATAGTAAAAATAGTTATAGCAATATTTTCAACTATAGGTCTTGGTAAAATAATTAGTGAATGGTTACTAAAATAAACTAACATGACACCAGAAGAATTAAAAAAGATAAAAAGACAAGCTAATCTAGAAACTATTTATTGGGGATTAGGAGCAGCAGGTATATTAATATTTCTTTTCATTTTACAGAAATATATTCTAGGCGGTCAATTTATAGGTAATTTAATTATAGAAATCCCAGCTCTATATTGTGGTATTATAGGAATAGTATTTACACTATTTACATCTAAGCTTGAAGCTTATTATTATACTCATGAGATAAATGATAGTGAGCCAGATAATTTTAATGAGCATCCTCTATTTATGATGATTAGATTATGTGTAATAATTCCATTATGGATCCTTACTTCCTGGGATATTATTCTTTGTTATATGGGGATGTTTCCATTTATTCATGATGGAAACTACTATAGATGGAGACATAAACTAAATCCGGATATTTATACTAAAACCTGGTTTGCTCAAAGTACTACTTCTACTGCCTGGTCTACTAAGTTTCTTACTCCAGTTATTAGAACTTCTCTATTTATAGTATCAGTAGTTATATTATTTATTTTAATATCTAACCAATGAACATAATACAGAAACATATTGATGATTCTCAATATTATAAACATGAGAATCCAAAATCTATTTTAGTACTCCACCATACTGCAGGGGGACCTAATCCATATAATGTACTTCATGGGTGGAACTTTAATGCAGAAAGAGTAGGTACAGCTTATGTAATAGCCGGCAAAGAAGATAAGACTAAATCTTATAAAGACGGAGATATAGTAGAAGCTTTTGATCCTAAGTATCATGCATATCACCTGGGCTTGAAGACAGCTAATAACCTGGATGTTACTGAGAAATCAATAGGTATAGAGATCTGTAACTGGGGTCAGCTAGTTAAAAAAGAAAATAAGTTCTATAACTATGTAAACACAGAAGCCTCTGCAGAAGAAGTAGTAACTTTCACAAGTCCTTTCAGAGGATTCTTATATTATCATAAATATACAGATGCCCAATTAGCTTCTTTAAAAGCTCTCATTCTTCATTTATGTGATAAGTTCAAAATAGATAAAAAATTCAGGCCAGAGATATTTGATATTAATCATACAGCACTTAATGGAGGATCTGGATTATGGACACATGTGTCTTACAGATCAGATAAAAATGATTGCTCACCGCAACCTAAACTAATAGATCTATTAAACTCTTTATGATATGCCAGCTCTTGAGAAAGCAGATAGAGTTGGGTCAACCATAAATAATTGGTTGAAAATTGGAGGCATTGCTGTAGGAGCTATTGTTTCTTGTACCTATGCTTATTATCTTATACTAAGTAATGTTGCTGACATTTCTGATCTTAAAAAGGAAAATGAGAATTTAAAAGCTGATTCAAAAAGACAGTATGGAATATTTAATGAGAAAGATGAGAAAAAAGAGACTCAATACAAGGAAGCTGCATCTAAGTTTATGGACTGGATGCTTAAACATGAAGATAGATTAAATCAATTAGAGAAAGAATCTTCATATCAAAAGGGATGGAGAGAATCAGAGCAATTTTACAATCAAAAATCTAAGTAATATGACAGATATTAATAAGTTTAGTTTTGGCCAGATGACTAGTAATAGTGATGGTAAGACTTCCGGATCAGGGAGTATGGGAGTATATATTATAGTATTAAGTGTAATAGCTTTTCTATTTGGATGTGTAGATAAAGCCTGTATCTCACATACTACAGATGTTATGATGTATTCTTCAGCTAATATCCTAGTTGGGGCCGGTCTTCTTGGTTATAGAAAATCAGTAGATAAAACCACTATAGAGAATGCCAATAATCCAAAAGAAACTGTATCTTTAGAGCCTAATCAATAATCTAAATCAATGAAACTCTTTTCAAAAAAATCATTAGTAATAATTTTAGTAATAGCAGGAATCTCTGCAGGATTGATAGCAAGCTATAATTTTATGTATAGTGCTGATTCAGCACCAACTACTGATAGTACTATAGTAGCTCCAATTATAGATACATTAGTACCCACAGTTCCAGTTACTGTAGACACTACTAAAGTTGATACAACTAAGAAATAATTTATGAATATAAAAGCAGTAATTGGTACACTTATAGCATTGCTAATATTTGCACTTCTTGCTGCTTTTTTTATTCCTATAATTGTAAACCGGTTCAATAATCCTACCAAACCAGTAGATAACACTGAGCTCTATAAAAGATTTCAGAAGTCACAGGATTCCCTGGCTTCTATTAATATAATATTATTACAAGCCCACTATAAAGATTCTCTCAGTACTGATAGTATAAAGAAGAGAGCAGCTCAGAATGAGATCAAATCAGTTTACTTAACAGATAAGAAACATGAAAGGTTTAAGCTTCTTAATAATGCTACTCTTACTAAACAGGATAGCTTTATGTCAACCATCCACATTACAACCGACAATCATTAGAGAGGGCACTACTGACTTTCGTTGTTTTTATCCTAATCAATATAATTATATTGTCACTAGTATTTCTAATGAAATATACTGTGATTCTATTGAGCCAATTAATATACAAACCATTCATCAATTAGATAGTATTGTAAAGAAACAGACTACTCAGAATAATATTCTTAGATCTATTATAGATAACAACAATGCACAGATCCTTAATGCTAATATGTTATTAGCTACTCTTAAACAAGATTTAAACCTCACTCAAAAATATGCTTCAAAACAGAAAAAGTACAAAGTATCCTTTGCTATTTTATCAGCACTTCTTGGAGTATTAGTCATTATAAAGTAAGAGTTATCAACATTTTATTAATATTAGCCACCTAAAAAGTGGCTTTTTTCATTAATATAAGCCTTTTAGTATTTTTAATAAAATATACACTTTTAGTTTAAACTTAAATTAGTATATTTATCCAAGATTTAAACTTCGAACTAAAAACTATAATAAATGGAAAACCAAAGTCCAGAACAAGCAGAAGAAGTTCTTACCCCAGAACAGATAGCACAAAGAAAAGCACAGATGCTACAGTTCTTTAAAGACCAACAACCCTTTCTTGAAGAACAAAAAAAGTATGAAACACTTATCACAGAAATAGACGAGTTAAGAACTAGAAGAATCAGAGCCCAGGTATTAATGGGACAAATGTTAGCTCCCTCTCAAGAGGAAGAGGCTAAAAATAAAGCTGAGACAAAAGCATCACAATCAGATTCAGTTAAACAAGAAGCTCAACCAGAAGTAGCAACCCACTAAAACCAAATAATTATGGATACAGAAACTAACATTAGAAATATTAGATTAGATACAAACTCCAGATGCAAATAGTAAAATGAGTCTTCCATATATTTATATGTTTACGGCAGATAAAAAACAAGTTCCTTGGCTAGCATCTCAAACAGATGTATTAGCTGAAGATTGGACTGTAGTAGAGTAATATTTTAGTAAAACCATAAACCAACATGGCTATTGTAAATCAGGTACAGAAAAAGATCAGAATGGATCAATGGGATATAGTGAAGTTTCAATTGAATATTCACTGTCATATCAATAAGATTATCATTTCTGATCTTGATCTGAATTGTTTAACTCTCCTGGCATTAACCGGAGAAACAATCTTAGGAGATTTCTGTAAATCGGCAGTTGACACTCATATAGCAACTAGTTTGCAGTCAGTGAGAAATATAATCAACAAAGCAGAGGAAAAACAACTTATAATTAAAAAGGGGAAGAATAAGAAAAAGATATCTCTAAATATTCAGAATATTCAAACTATTGGTAATATTTTATTAGACTATAAAATCTTAAGAGTTGAATCCCAGGAAGGCTGAAGATATATCTAAGCAAACTGCTAAAGATCTAGAATTAGATCCTATATTAGTAGAGCATATTCTTAAGTTTTATTGGAAGAATCTTAGGAAAATGTTGGTTGAATTAAATGAGCCCACAGTATTAATGCCAAATCTAGGATCATTTAAAGTAAGAAAAAAGATGCTTAAAAAACGTCTTAAAACTTATTCAGGAATATTGGCCGGTAAAACTCCTCTGACATTTACCAGTGCTGAAAAACAAGAACAGTTAGAAGAACTAATAAGAAGACTGCAAAAACTAACAGACTTCTATCAAGAAGAAGCCAATAGAAAACAGCAGTTTAAACTAAAGAAACATCAGGATGAGTCTAATCAGAATATGGAAAAACAAGGGCAAGATTCTTGAAGGAATCACAAACTCTATATTTACTTCAGATCATGTGGAAGAGATAGCCAATGAGAGAAAGAGAATATGTGAGGCATGTCCTAATATAGATACTGAAGGATCCTCCTGTACAATCCCGGGAACTCAACCATGTTGTAAATTATGTGGATGTTGTTTACACTTTAAACAAAGAGCTCTATCTGCATCCTGTGATGATAAAAGATGGGAAGCTGTTCTTACTCAGGAAGAAGAGGATACACTTAATGATCATCTAAATACTAACTAATGGCACTCATCTTTAAACCAGAGTTTCATCAATATCAAAGTATTGATCCTAGTGAGAAAATAGACTGGTTAGGAGTGACTACATTTGTTTCTCATTTTAAACAGTCTTTTGATCCGGTAAAACAAGCTACCAGATCATCTAATAATGTTAGATCTAAATGGTATGGAATTTCTCCAGAAGAAATACAATCTATCTGGAAGGGTGAAGGAGACAGATCTACTACATTAGGTACATGGTATCATAATCAAAGAGAGAGTGATATTATGGAATTTGAGACTATGGAAAGACATGGAGTTACAGTTCCTATTGTAAAGCCTATTATAATTGAGGGAATAAAATATGCTCCAGATCAGAAACTTCAGAATGGAATATATCCTGAGCATTTGGTATATTTAAAATCAGCTGGAATTTGTGGACAGTCAGATAGAGTAGAGGTAGTTAACAGACTTGTTTCTATTTCAGATTATAAAACCAGTAAAGAAATTAAGCTAGAAGGCTTTACTAATTGGGAGGGACGTACTACTAAAATGTTATATCCTTTAGATCACCTAGATGATTGTCATATAGTGCACTATGGACTACAACTTAGTTTATATTTATACATGATTCTAAAGCATAATCCTCAGTTCATTCCAGGAAAGCTAGTTATAGACCATGTAATCTTTGAAGAAGAAGCCAGAGATAAATATAATTATCCTATATACAAAAAAGATTCATCTGGTAATTATGTGATTAAAGATCTAAAGCATTATCCAGTCCCTTATTATAAAAGTGAAGTAATAGCTATGATTAACTATCTTAGAGACAACAGACATTTAATAAAAGTTAAGAAATGAAAAAAGAAGATGCTCTAAATATCCTTATAAAGGATTCTGATACCAATCTTATTTCGGATATTGAAGTATGGAGAGATATACCAGAATATGAAGGTAGATATCAAGCAAGTACTTTTGGAAGAATAAAATCATTATCAAAAAAAGTAGGAAGACCCGATAGTAAAAATAAACTTATAAATAGAAGAAGAGATATTATTATGTGTAGTAAACTTAATCTAAATAATAAGAAATCATATCATAGAGTAAATTTAGGTAGAGATAATACATTTCTAGTACATAGACTAGTTGCTCAAACCTTTATTCCAAATCCTGAAAATAAACCGTGTATTAATCATTTAGATGGAAATAAAAATAACAATCATATTAATAATTTAGAGTGGTGTACCTATTATGAAAATAACCAACATGCTTATAGGCTAGGTCTAAATAAACCTCAACTTCAAAATCTAATCTATGGAAAAAGAAAAAGAAATTATTAAATCTATAAATAGTTTAATAAGTAATCTAGATATTAATAAAGATAATATCAGTGATACTTATCATACATTCAAAGAATTATATGATCATAGAATAGTATTATTTATAGCACTTTGCAGATGTCTTGAAGGAACAGATCATGATGCATGGAGAACTATCAAACACTCAGACAATACTATCTGGAAAGGATGGTTTGTACTAGGACTTGGTAAAGAGCCAGGTAAACAAATTACATATCATTTACCTATAGAACTATGGGATAAATGTAAGTTTGCTGAGACCCTGGATAAAGCCCCAGAATTCGATGGTCATACTTCTGCAGATGTGTTAACTAGACTTAGAGATTTATGTTAGCCTGTCTATTTGATATAGAGAATGGAAAGATCATTCCTTCTATTCATGTTCATACTATTAAGTTCTTAAAAGATATCATAGATAAATATCCAAAGGATTATCTAAAGATCTATCAATATCTATTTTACATCTGCTGTCCTAATCCTACCATAAATCCTTATTTTAATCTTCCGGAAGAAGATAAAGAACAAGTAATACTTAGTGATATAGAAGCTGAGTTTTCAATAGAAGATCCAATGATTATAACTGCAATTGAAAGATGTCATCAGTTATACGAAACTCCAACTTATAGATCAGCTATAGCAGCCAAAATCATGTTAGATAAAATAAATAAGTATCTAAGAGAGACTAATATTAATGGAAATAGTAAAGATGGAAATGGAGCTTTTATTCTCCGAGCCATGAAAGATCTTACAGATATGAGGATGACTTATAAAAGTGCATATAAAGATCTTGAAGAAGAACAAAAGATACATGTTAGAGGTAAGATTGATAAAGCTTATGATCAGTAAGTATGAGTTACATAGAGATACCTACCTATGAAAACCAGTGGACTACTACTAGTTTTAAGACTAGAGAAGAGTTTAGAGATTTTATACTCTCTATTTTTAAGGAGCCTGGTCAATATGGGTTTGATGAGACTTCTCACAAGTTCAATGAGCAAGCCAGGATTTTTAATAAAGATAAAGTTTACTGTATAGCTCCTTCAAGAAGTAAGGATTATGTTACTTACTGGGATGATCAAAAGACAAAAAACAGGTGTGGGGCCATCTATAAAAATAATGGAAAGACCTGGTATCTAACCCGGGATTATTATATGTGGTTAAATTTTCTTCCAATCTTTGATAAGGAAGAAGGACACTTTGGATTTGCTAAAGTAAGAGATGCTCAGTATCATATGGCCCTCTATGAACTTTTAGCTGAATTACATAATCTACATGCAGCTATTCTTAAGAAACGGCAGATAGCCAGTAGCTACTTTCATTGTGCTAAACTGATAAATCAGATATGGTTTGAAGAAGGAGTTACTATGAAAATGGGAGCTTCTCACAAAGATTTTATTAATGAGAAAGGAACCTGGAAATTTCTTACTGAATATAGGAATTTCTTAGATAAGCATACTGCATGGTATAGACCAATGAACCCGGGAAAGGTTCTCATGTGGCAGCAGCAAATAGAAGTAGTTATAAATAATAGAAAGACCAGTCAGGGTAATAAAGGAACTATACAAGGATTAACATTTGATAAAGATCCCACTAATGGAGTAGGAGGCCCTTGTGTTTTAAAAGATACATTAATAGTGATGCATGACGGAACTCTCAAAAAAGTACAAGATATAATTTTAAATGATTATATAATAGGAATAGACGGTAAACCTAAAAAAGTAACAAAATTATACAGTGGAAAAGATCTTATGTATAAAGTAAGTCAATCAAAGGGAGATACATATGTTACTACTGGGGATCATAAATTATATTTATGGGATATAGAAAAAAAATCAAATATCATAATTAAAACCAAAGATTTTATATCGTTATCTCAATGGAAGAAAAAAACAGTATTAAAGGGCGTTAAATATAACGGTATAGAAAATAAATACAAAAATCTTTTAATAGATCCTTATTATTTAGGATTATACTTAGGCGATGGTTGTAAATATGATTATAGAATTTTAGTAAATAAAACAAAGGATATTGAAATATCTAATTATATATACGAATTAGCAAAAAAAGAAGGTTATTTAGTAGAAGAAAGAAATAGAAATCTTTATAGAAAGGATTACAATGATCAAATGTGGGATATGAAACTAAGTTCTGGTTATAAAATAAAAACTATGTTACCCGCATATCATCATAGATTTGAAGAATTAGGTTTAAATAATAAACATATACCAGAATCTTATTTTACAGCATCTAAACAACAAAGATTTGAATTATTAGCAGGAATATTAGATACGGATGGTTATCTTAATAATAAAAAACATAGATTTGAACTAAGTATAAAAAGTAAAAAACTTGCATATGATATTCAAAAATTATGCATACATCTTGGATTAGATGCACATATACATATTGTAAACTCTACTGGAAAAACTTCTACAGTATATAAATATAAAACATCATGTTATAGGTTAAATATAACTGGAGATATTACTCATATACCTACTAAAATATTAAGAAAAAAAGCCACTAAATCGGGAATAAAATCAAAAAATAGATTTAGTAGTTTAAAAGTTACTAAGTATAAAGTAGATAATTATTACGGTTTTGAATGTGAGGATAATTTATTTATCTTAAAAGACGGAACTATTACTCATAATTGCAGATATTTCTTCTATGAAGAAGGTGGTATAGCCCCAACAGCAGATACAACAATTGAGTACTTATTACCTGCTATGAAATCTGGTTTATTAACTACAGGATTATTTATTATAGCAGGATCAGTAGGTGATCTGGAGCAATGTGAGCCATTAAAAAAGATGATATTATATCCTTCAGGAAATGATATCTATGCAGTAACAACAAATCTTATAGATGAGAAAGGAACTACAGATCTAGCTGGATTATTTATTCCGGAGCAATGGTCTATGCCTCCTTACATAGATGAGTTTGGTAACTCCCTAGTTGAAGAAGCTAATAAAGCAATAGATGAACTAAGATTGATTTGGAAGAGAGATCTATCTCCAGAAAAATACCAACTTAGGATTTCTCAACATCCCCGGAATATCCAAGAGGCATTTGCTTATAGAAAAATATCTATATTTCCTCAAGTACATGTACAAAACCAAATTAGACGAATAGAAGAGAAGTTATATCCATATGAGTTTCTGGACATTCATAGAAATGAAGAGGGAAAAGTAGCAGTAAAAGATACCGGTAAACTACCTATTAGTGAATTTCCTATAAGTCCAAAAAGAGAAGATAAAGAAGGAGTTCTTGTATGTTATGAGAGACCTATTAAAGATGCAGAATTTGGACTATACTATGCCTCAATAGATCCAGTCTCTGAAGGAAAAACTACTACTTCAGAATCATTATGTACCATCTATATTTATAAGAATGCAGTTCAAGTTACCAAAGCAGATAGAGCTGGTAAAATGGAGACCTTTATAGAGAGAGATGGAATAGTAGCTTCCTGGTGTGGTAGATTTAATGATATATCAAAAACTCATGAAAGACTAGAATTAATTATAGAGTGGTATAATGCATGGACTATAGTTGAGAATAATGTGAGTCTATTCATTCAACACATGATAGCTCAGAGAAAACAGAAATATTTAGTACCAAAAGATCAGATACTCTTTCTAAAAGATCTAGGAGCTAATCAGAATGTATACCAGGAATATGGTTGGAAGAATACAGGAACTCTCTTTAAAACTAATCTATTATCTTATGCTATTGAATATTTAACTGAGTCATTAGATACTGAAACTAAGCCCGATGGAACTATAGTAAAAACCACTTATGGAGTAGAGAGAATCCCGGATCCAATGTTATTAGTAGAGATGGCAGCTTATCAACCAGGACTAAACGTGGATAGATTAATTGCCTTCTCAGCTCTAGTAGCATTCGTGGCTATTCAAAAAGCTAATAGAGGAATAAGAAGAAGAGTAGATGAAGACTCTACTAAAAATTTGGATAAGTCCAAAAATTTGTATAAATTAAATAAGGGACTGTTTCATAATATGGGCTCTACTAACAAAAATTCAGATTCAAGACCGTCAAGAAACCCATTTAAAAATCTTAGATAATTAAAATGGCTTATCTTTATAGACATATTAGATTGGATAAAAATGAGCCTTTTTATATAGGAATAGGTTCTCAATCTGATAAGTACTATAGATCTAAAAGAATTACTAAAAGAAATAAAATCTGGAATGATATCTATATAAAAACAGAAATTAGAGTAGATATAGTATTAGATAATATATCCTGGGAAGAAGCCTGTAAAAAAGAAATAGAATTTATTAAATTATATGGAAGGATAGATAATAAAACTGGAGTATTATCTAATCTTACAGATGGTGGTGAAGGGTATCTAAATCCATCAGAAGAAGTAAGAAACAAAATATCTATATCTAAATCAGGAAATAATAATCCATGGTATGGAAAGAAATTTTCTAAAGAACATTGTAATAAAATAGCACTAGGAAATACAGGAAGAAAAGTATCTAAAGAAACTAGAAAAAAGATTTCAGAATCTCAAAAAGGAATTCCAAGAAATTCTGAAGAAATGAAAAAACATTTATCAAAAATAAATTCTGGTAGTAATCATCTACACTTTGGAAAACAAAAAAGTCAGTTAACTAGAAATAAAATATCAGAAGCATTAACAGGAAAGAAATTATCACAAGAACATATTAATAAACTTAAAAATAAATCCAGAAAACATTCTAAGGTTATAAATATAGTTACAACAAAAATTTATAAGTCTATAAAAGAAGCTTCTAAAGATTATTATTTAGGATATGATACATTATTATTTAAACTAAAAGGAAAACGTATTAATAATACAAATTTTAAATTATTATAAAATGGAGGTTCTAAACGCATTACAATTAAAAAGTGGTAAAAAGGCTGATTCTCAAAGACTTGGAACTTTAATTATGCCAGTTCAGTTTCTTCCAAGAGATGAAAAGGATGACCAATGGTGGGCCAGTAATATGGATTGGTTGGAATGGCAAGGTCTCAAGCAAGTTAGAAGAAATGCCAGGAGATTAATGAAGAATTATAAGCTTGCTAAAGGTATAATTGATAAAACAGATTATATAGTTGAGGAAGACCAGGAATATGCTGAGTTGATTGATACTCTTACAAAGGAAGATTCTTCAGCTCTAGAGCTTAAGTTCTATCCTATTATTCCTAATGTTATCAACACAATGGTATCTGAGTTTGCTAAAAGGCACACTGGAGTATCCTTCAGAACAGTTGATGATTACTCATATAATGAGATGTTAGAAATGAAGAGACAACAAGTAGAAGATGTTCTCTTATCTGATGCTCAACAAAAGGTATTAATAAAACTTCAGGAGGCCGGCCTAGATCCAGCATCTGAAGAATATCAACAACAAATAGATCCTCAAAATCTAAAATCTCTTCCAGAAATACAAAGATTCTTCTCCAAGACATATAGAAATATTCCTGAAGAGTGGGCAGAACACCAACATAATGTTGATGTTGAAAGATTTCATATGGAAGAACTTGAAGAAAGGGCATTCCGGGATATGCTTATTACAGATAGAGAATTCTGGCATTTCAGAATGATGGAAGATGACTATGAGATAGAACTATGGAATCCGGTACTTACTTTTTATCATAAGTCTCCTGATGTAAGATATGTATCAGAAGGAAATTGGGTAGGAAAAACAGAGATGATGACTGTTCCTGATGTTATAGATAAGTATGGTTGGATCATGACTGAAGAACAAACCAAGTCATTAGAAGCTATTTATCCAGTCAGATCTGCAGGATATGCTATCCAGGGATATCAGAATGATGGAAGTTACTATGATGCTACTAAATCTCATGAATGGAATGTTAATATGCCATCATTAGGTTATAGACAATATGCATCTATGTGGGATAACTTTGAGGCTGGTGGAGATGTTGTTAACTGGATCATGAGTGAGCAGGAAGATTATTATGAATTAGGACAAGCTTATTACCTAAGAGTAACTACAGCATATTGGAAGACTCAAAGAAAAGTAGGACATCTTACATCTATAGATGAGAATGGAATATCTACTCAGAATATAGTAGATGAGGGACACAAGATAGTAGATAAACCAATTTATGATACAACATTATTTAAAAACAAGAAAAGAGAAAACCTCCTCTTTGGAGAACATATAGATTGGATATGGATTAATGAGTCATGTGGTGCAGTAAAGATTGGACCTAATAGACCAAGCTACTGGGGAATGCCAGGTAATGGTGGAGTAACTCCAATATATCTAGGAATAAATCAGAATAAAATGGGAAGACTTCCTTTTCAGTATAAAGGAGATACCACAGTATATGGTTGTAAACTTCCTGTAGAAGGTTCAGTATTCTCAGATAGAAATACCCGATCTACTGCTATGGTAGATTTAATGAAACCATTTCAGATAGCATACAACATTGTCAATAATCAAATTGCTGATATCCTTATTGATGAATTAGGAACAGTAATTGCTCTTGATCAGAATGCATTACCAAGACACTCATTAGGAGAAGACTGGGGTAAAAACAATTATGCCAAGGCTTATGTAGCAATGAAGAACTTTCAGATTCTTCCTCTTGATACAACTATATCAAATACAGAAAATGCTATAAGTAATACTCACTTTCAAAAACTAGATCTTGAGCAGACTAATAGATTACTTTCAAGAATAAATCTTGCCAGATATTTCAAAGAGCAAGCTTTTGAAACTATTGGTATTACTCCACAGAGATTAGGAGGAGAAGTAGAACATGCTACAGCTACAGGAGTAAGAGTAGCTTTATCTAACTCATATGCACAGACTGAAACTTATTTTATTCAGCACTGTGATTACTTGATGCCTAGAGTACACCAAATGAGAACTGATCTGGCTCAATATTATCAAACTAAAAAACCATCTCTAAGATTACAATACATCACTACTGCAGAAGACAAGGTTAATTTCAGAATTAATGGAACTGATTTATTACTCAGAGATCTAAATATTTTCTGTACTACAAAAGCAAATACCCGGGCTGTACTGGAACAGCTAAAAGAACTGGCTCTAAACAATAATACTTCTACAGCATCTATTTATGATCTTAGTCATATTATTAAAACTGAATCAATAGCTGAGATAGAAAATGTATTGAAAGTCTCTGAAGAAAAAGTACAGGCTAGCAAACTACAAGAACAACAAGCTGCTGCTGAACTACAAGATCAAGCTATTAAAGCTAAGATAGAAGAAGCAAGACTCAAGCAAGAATTTGAAGCATCTGAGAATGAAAAAGACAGACAAGCTGGAATACTTGAAGCTGAAATAAAAGCTGCAGGATATGGAGCTATGCAAGATATAAACAAGAATGCAGTTAGTGACTACCAGGACGTTTTAGCTGATATACAAAAATCTGATCAATTCCAACAAACAATGAATATTAATCAACTAAAAGTAACAAATCAGCAACAAGCACATTTAGATAAATTACAGATAGAAAGAGAGAAGATTCTTGCCTCTAAAGAAGTAGCAGATAAACAACTTCAAATAGCTATTAGAAACAAAAATAGGTTTGATAAACCTACTCCACCGGCTAAGAAAAAGAAGTAGTAGATAGCCATATCATGAGAAGAATTTTACATTTAGTTATAAATCTAATAAGTTTAAACCTATATTTGATGCATCAGTATAAAGAATAATGAAGAGGATAGATAGAAAAGAATATCAAAAAGAATATTACAAAAAATATAAAAATAGAGTAGATAGAAAGGATTATTATAGAAAATACGCAAAAACACATAAAAGAGATAGGAAAGAATATCAAAGAAAATATCAAGAAGGACTTAAGAATAATCAAGTATTTAAAAGACGTATTTTAAAAGACAAACATAAACCCTATCTATCTATTGAAGAATATAATAATTTATTTACACTCCAAAATGGAGAATGTGCTATATGTAACAAACATCAAGTTGAATTTAAAAAAGCACTAGCTATAGATCATGATCACAAGACAGGAAAAATTAGAGGATTATTATGTTTTAAATGTAATGTAATGATAGGATTAGCTAAAGACAATATACAGATCTTAGAAAATGCAATAAATTATTTAAAGAACTACTAATTTGACATAATCCTAAACCAACAAACCAACAGAAAATGGCAGAAATAGCAAAAGAAATAACTAATATTCAGCAAGTTGAGATCAGTGATAATGATCTTAATGATATACTAGGTGCCCCAGGTACTGACAGTGTATTACTTCCTGAAGAAGGTCAAAAACCAAGTATTTTTAATAGAACAAATACTGTTGATTTAACATTTATAAATAAAAAAGAAACTAAAGCTCCTGCTACTAAACCAGCAGAGACTGCTGCTCCTGCAACTGCTACCACAAATGTAGCTGCTCCTACAAAAGAAGAAACTATAACTCCAGCACTTAGTGAAATTCTAGATGAGATATATGGAGAAAAACCAGCTACTGAAGATAATGAAGGAGCTACTACTGGTAGACCTAAAGTTGTAAAAGATGGTGCTATAGAACTTACAAAAAAACTTATTGAGAGAGGACTTATTGTTCCCTTTGATGATGAGAAATCAGTAGATGATTATAGTGTAAAAGACATTGAAGAATTACTAGAAGCTAATATTACAGATAGAGAGAATAGAATTAAAGAAAAAACTCCTATTGAGTTCTTTGATTCTCTTCCGGAAGAATTACAATATGCAGCTAAATATCATGCTGATGGTGGAACAGATATGAAAGCTCTATTCCAGGCTCTAGCCCAAGTAGAAGAAACAAGAACACTAGATCCTGAAAAACCAGAAGACCATGAAGTTATAGTAAAAGAATATCTTAAGGCTACAAATTTCGGGACAGTAGAAGAAATAAATGAGGAGATAGACTCCTTGAAGGATTTAAACAAACTAGCAGATAGAGCTACTAAGTTTAAACCTAAATTGGATAAGATGAGTGAGAGTAGAGTAGCTCAAAAGCTAGCTTATCAAGAGAATTTAAGAAGACAACAATCAGAAGCATCATCTACATACATGAACAATGTATATGAGACATTAAAGCCTTCAGAACTTAATGGTATAAAACTAGATAAGAAAACTCAAGGTATGTTATATTCCGGATTAGTTCAACCAAACTATCCATCTATATCAGGAAAACAAACAAATCTTTTGGGACACCTTTTGGAGAAGTATCAGTTTGTTGAACCTAACCATGGTCTAATAGCAGAAGCTCTATGGCTTTTAGCAGATCCAGAAGGATACAAAGCAAAGGTAAAAGATATTGGCAAAAATGCACAAGTAGAAGAGACAGTAAGAAAATTAAAAACTGAAGAATCTAAAAAAATTAGTTCTTCACCAGTTATAGAAAAAGATGAACAAAAAGTAAGAACTGTCAAAAGAAATGATGGTTTCTTTAAAAGATAATAACAAATAATAATAAACAATAAATAATAATAACTAAAACAATCAAGAATGGCAACTCCAGTATTAAATAATGGTATCTTCCTTAGAGATACATCTTATCAAGTATCCTCACATGTGGATTCTTATCACTTGGTGAATATGTTGAAGAGTGAAGAACCTATGGATCTTGGTCCAGTAGACCTTTGGGCTATGGCACAGAAAGTAGAAATGCCTCTTTATCAACTATCTTCTTTTGGTGGTAAGAACATCATCATGGTAGATAACGTTAGAGGAGAATACAAATGGGAAACTCCAGTTGTACAAGATTTACCTTATATCATTGAAGACATTGAACCAACTAACACAACAAAAGGTGTTGATGGTACAACTTTTCATGTTAAGATCAACAAAAGAGAATTTGGACATGGTGATATTATCACTTATGACAAATACAATGGAGTTGAGATGTACATAACAGCTGATGACATTCTTCCAATGGGAGATGGATACATCTATACTGTACAACTTGTAAACAATGACAATTACAAATTCTTAGAAAATAAATATCTTACTGCAGGTACCAAAGTATTCAGAAAAGGTTCTGCAAGAGGTGAGTATGGTGAAAGGTTTTCTGACATCAGAACAGCTACAGGTTTCCGTCAATTTTACAACTATGTAGGTGGAGCTGAAGCACATGTTCACTATTCTATTTCTTCAAGAGCTGATCTTATGATCAAAGGTGGATTGAATGCTAATGGTTCAATCCCAGTTACTGAAATTTGGAGAACATTTGATAAAAATGTTGATCCTTCAGTTACTTCTTTAGAGAACATGGTTACTGTAATGGGTAAAGATTATGTTAAGAAAGCAATGGAAAATGGAAATTTATCCAGAACATTCTTAACTACTATGGAAGCAGCTCACTTAAGTAAAGTAGCTACTGACATTGAAACTTACTTAATGTGGGGACATGGTGGTAGAATTAAACAAGATGGTCCAGATGATATGAGATTATCAGTAGGTCTTTGGAGACAACTTGATAACTCCTTCAAAAGGGTTTATAACAAATCAGGATTTACTCTTGATTTATTCAAATCAGAAATTTATAATTTCTATGCCGGTAAAGTTGAATTCCAAGGTCCAGATCCTAAGAGATCACTTATTGTTCAAACAGGAATTGGTGGAATGAAACTAGTAAATGAAGCTATCAAACGTGAAGCAGTAAATTCAGGACTTGTAATTAATGCTTCTGATGTAGGAGCTATTACAGGATCAGGAATGGATCTTAACTTTGGATTTGCTTACACTTCTTATGTTATCCCTTTCTTGGCTAATGTTAAGTTTGTGTTGAATCCTGCATTTGATAATTTACATACAAATGATATAGAAAATCCAATCATTGATGGAAGACCATTATCATCATATTCATTCATCATATTTGATGTTACTGATCATGGTAATGATAATATCTTCTTATTGAAACTATCTTGGGATAACCAATTGAAATGGTTCTACCAAAATGGAACAATGGACTACATGGGAAGACCTCAAGGTTTCCAATCATCTGGTCAATTTAATGGATACAGAGTTATGATGACACAAACAATGCCGGCTCTTTGGGTTAAAGATCCAACTAAGGTGTTAAAAATTGTAATGAGAAACCCTATTACTGGATTCAGCTTCTAGTATTACTGACTCTGATCCTGGTCTGCAAGAGATGACCTCATAAGCATGACCAGGACTGGAGTGAGTATAAATATTAATAATTTAAAAACTTAAATAAAATGGCTATAGTTTGTCCAGAATGTCCACAAGACGCATGTTGTCACTTCAGGCCCTTATCTCCTGATCCATTCCTTAAAAAAGATGCAGATATGGCCTTGGCCAAATTTGGGCATCTTAATCACATCATAGATATGCTATGTTGTATTTCTGATACAGTTGCAGCATTAGGTGCTATTTTAAGTGGCACAGCTACTTTAGATTTTCCTAATACACTTACTCAAACATCTTCTGATTTAACAATCACTGTAGCAGGAGCAGTAGTAGGTAATGCAGTTTCTTTAGGAACACCTGCTGCTCCAAATGCTAATTCATCTTATACAGCTTTTGTTAGTGCAGCAGATACAGTAACAGTAAGATTTAACAACTACTCTGCAGGAGCAATTAATCCTGCCAGTGGATCTTTTACAGTAAAAGTATTTCAATAGATTTCAATTAAGTTAAACCAACAATCAAAAAAACCAACAACTAATGAGTAATCTAAACATAGTAGAAAAGTATCCACAGCTAAAGCATGGATCTATATCAGTTAAACCATACTTCGATAATTCAATGTCAAACATGGGATTAGAGAAGTATGGTCTTTCTTTACATGATGGTGTATATCATGAAGAACAATTAGCATGTCTTGAGATGAATGGTGTAAAAAGATATGTTACTGGCCTTAATGAATTTGCTCCAGATGTAAAACTTCTTCCTTCAGAATTAAAAGAAGCAAGAATTAAAGAGATAAGAACTATTGTAGCAGAGTGTGAGAAACAACTTTCAGCTAATGTTATAGAAATTGATGACAAAGAATTCTGGAATAAGGTTAAATTACTAAAACCGGATAATCATGAATTCTGGAGTCTGATCTCAATTAGATGTGGAAATGAACCTTTATATCTTGAACCTAATAAAGATCCTTATGATCTTATTAAGTTATGTGCTATAGAGGCAGGTGGTTTTTCTATTGTTGCTAAAAACTATGAGGATGCAAGATCAAGAGCAGTTCCTCCTAAATTCTTTCTTGATAAGTACCAGGAAACAATAAGTACTACAACTGAGTATAAAAAACTTAAGAACCGGGCTATTGCAGAACTACAAAAACTATATGATAAGAATGCTACAAAGCTTCTTTATATAGCAAAAGTAGTAGACACAAACTCGGCACAGTATAAAAAGAGTACTCCAAATGATATTGTCTATGATAACATGGATAGATACATCTCTGGAGAAGGATCAGAAACTAATAAGAAAAGAGCAGCAAGACAATTTGTAGATACAGCAGAACTAGATATGGAGACTCTTAAATTAAGGGCCCTTATAAAAGATGCTACATTCTATAAAGAGATAGCTCCTAAATCAGATGGTTTTATCTACCATATTAATTCTAATACATTACTAGGAAGAAATGCATCTGATATTTTGGAATTCTTCAGAAATACTCTTAATGATCAAGTATTAAATGCTGTAATGAAAGCAATAGAAAAACAGTGGAACAGTTAGTGGATCTATGAGTAAAGATAGATCAGAATATTCAAAAGAATGGTATCAGAAGAATAAAAATAGGATTAAAGAAAGAAATCATATTCATTATTTAAAAAATAAAGTTGAAATTAAAAAAAGAGTAAAAAAATATAGAAATAAGAATCCTCATATAGTAGATAAATATAACAGGAAGAGAGATAAAATAAGATCTTCTTATGATAAAGAAAGATATAAAAATAGTTATAGAAATAGTATCTATAAAAAGAAATATAATATATCTTTAGATGATTATAATAAATTATTTATTAATCAATATGGTCAGTGTTTAATATGTAAAATACATCAATCAGAATTAAGTAAAGCATTAGCAGTAGATCATGATCATAAAACTGGAGAAGTTAGAGGCTTATTATGTAGTAAGTGTAACATCATGTTAGGACTAGTTAATGATGATACTACAATTTTACTAAATTTAATAAAGTATTTATCTATAAATAATATTAAAACTAAATAACCATGGCAATAAAACAACCTAAGATTCAGAAATTTGATAACAAAGAGTATCTATCTGGATTAGTAGATGCATACAATGATATGTATGCAGATCCTAAAGCATATGCTGAATCTAAATATGCAGCTCAGATAAAAGAGCTTGGCCGGGTAAGTCCTAGGGATGCCAGGTACAAAACAGTAATTCCACAGGATAAGAATAAAATTCCTAATTAATAATAACTAAAACTAAAATATCATGAATTATTCAAACAAAACAGAGTCAGCTATTGGTGCTGCTAAATTAGCTGCATATGGTAAAACTGGACAAGGTGTAGGAGGAGTTAAAAATCCTAATCCTATGTCAGTATTTGAGGCAAATGCTGGACACTATCCATTTTGCCATGAATCAGGAGGTAAAGTAACATTTGATAAATCAAATCGTAAATAAAAATGGCAACTAAAAAACCAGCTTACAAAACAGGAGGAATGAAAAATTCAAATTCTTCTGCAAAAGTAAACCCTTCTGTAAAGAAAGGTGTAGCAGTTAAAAAAATGGGTAAAAAGAAGTAGTAGATGAATAATGCAGCTATTCAAATAAAGGTTAAAGAAAGACTCAACAAGCTTGATAGCAAGGACTATGATAACATAGAATGCTGGCAAATTGTTGAGGCTTTCAATAAGGCCCAAATTGAATGGTGCAGAAGACAACTAGTAGGTTCTAATATCCTAAGACAAGGAGATGAGCAATCTAAAAGAAGAGTTTCAGATCTTGAGACTCTTCTAACTACAGTTTCTATGGAACTTGTACATGCTCCTCTCTTCAGTGAATCAAGTGTATTACCTGCAGATTTTTTAGAGTTTAAAAGGTTGGAGCTATTTGCAACTAAAGACTGTTGCAAAGAGCCCCGCCTGATAACAGTCTATCTTGGAGAAGAAGCCAATGCTGTTAACTATCTCAAAGATGAAAACAAAAGACCAAGTTATGATTGGGGAGAAACCTTTATTACTTTAATAGGAAATAAAGTCAGAGTATATACAGGTGGAGATTTTACAGTAGCATCCACAAAGATGGTGTACTATACAAAACCCCGGAATATACAGATTATAGGTTGTGTAAGTCTTGAAACACAACAGGTAGTTACAGTTAATGTAACTTCAGAATTAAAAGATGATGTCATTGAAGTAATCATTGATGACACTGTAGCAATACTAGCAGGTGATATAGAAGCTATGAATCAGTACTCAAGAGAAAGTCAGGCAGCAGAAAAGAATAACTAATTATATTTTATGGACACGATACCAAGAAAATTAGCAAGTATGTCCTCTACAACAGGATCAGTAGATTCTTTAACAGCTGCTTGTGTATCAGAATTAATGAATGCTGCAGTATCTTTTCATAAGTTACATCTTAAGATTACTGGCACCGGATCATATGCTGGTCATAAAGCTCTTAATGAAATCTATGATGCATTACCAGGACTTGCTGATGATGTAGCAGAAGGATACCAAGGAGCTAGTGAAAAACTTCTAGTTTATACTGAAGTATCACCTAAAATATTGAAGTCTGTAGATGATGGAGTAAAGTATCTTAGAGATATGATAGCAATGGTAACAGCTTTACAAGTTAAAATGCCTTATAGTGAGATTATTAATGATCTTGATAATGTAAAAACCCAATTTAATTCAACAAAATATAAATTAATTTTTCTTAAATAAAATAATTAATATTTTATTTGGATTTTAAATTTATTATCTTTATATTATAATATGTGTATAAATTTTGTGTATAACTAAAAACTAAAAAACAATGGCTTATTTCAATCATGCATTTGCAAAACTCTTTATTGGGACACATCCTACTCAGGCAGCTGATGGATCCCACTCTGGAGTAACCACAGGATTCTTGGTAACATCCAGAATACCTAGTGTACAATTAATCAATAGAGCATCACCTTACCAATTAGGATTAGGTGTATTTGGACTCTTTGATCCAAAAACTTATTTATCAGTAATTGCTGCTGATGCCCAGATTACAACTGGAGCACCGTTGATTCTAGCAAGTACTGCTTTATATCAACATGACAAGATTGGTCCTTTCCATGGTGGATACCAGGAATCAACCAAATCTAAAATGATCAATCCTAAATACGTAAACAGATTTTATAGAGTAGATCCTTGTACACCTAACCAAAATGTGGTGCATGTAGGTAATACTCCTTATACTAATGGTGGTGGAGTAGCCTCAGTAACTATTACTGGTGCTGGAACAGGATACACTAATGGTACTTATACTAACATAGTATTAACTGGTGCAGTTGGTAACGGTGCCCTTGCAACAGTAACAGTAGCTGGTGGTGCGATCACTGCAGTTGCTATTACTGCTCCAGGTAGTTTCTATGATGTAGGTAATGTACTTGGTGTAACTGGTATTACTTTTACTCCTGGTACTGCAGCAGTACTAACTGTAGCAGCTATCACAGCAGTAACTGATGTTACATGCTGCAAAGAGTTTTTATGTGATGAAACATACTTCTTAAGAGTAGATGTTAAAGGTTCACCAGAATTGAGATACTTATCTCGTAATGGATACTGGACTACTGCATCTTACACTGGATGTTGCCCTGCAGGTTGTGGAACTCCGGTACCAGTTGATTCTACTTTAGTATTTATTGGATGGGCTAATGAACTTCTTGCAAATAGAATTGTAGGTCCATTCTTGAATATAGTAATCTATGATGAAAATGGTGTTGGATGGTATGCTCCAGGCCAAGATATTAAAGTTGGTGACACTGGTGGATTTGATTTAAGTCCAGGTGTTGGTGCAGCAACTATCACTAATGCTGGTTCGGGATATAACAATGGTACATTTACTAATGTAACATTCCAAAGTTCTGGTTCAGGTGTTGGAGCTGTAGCAACAGTAACAGTTGCCGGTGGAGTAGTAACTGCAGTAGTATTTAATAATCCAGGTTTAAGTTATGCAGTAGGAGATACTTTAACTTCTCCTTTGTTATCACCAGGAACAGGATTAGTACTTACAGTTACTGCAACAGTGACTCCAACATGGGATAATTACGTATCTCCAGGCCATATTGATGGTGCTTGTGCAGGTATGAAAATTATGGGTGCCTTTATTGACACTAAATTTGGAGATTGTACTTTCTATCCAACTGATTATTTTGAGAAAGAACCAGTTAAAATCCTCCCTTCTGAAGTAGATGAAACAGGAGATGTATGTGCATTCACTGGTCTTTGTATAGTTGAGCAATGTCCTCCAAGACAAGGTATGGGCTTTGGTGAACAAGTTTTAAGAGACTTGATCTTATCAGAAAGCTATATGCAGAATTACTTCTATACTGGAGAAGATCTTCGTATTAGAGAAGTAACTCAAGGATATGATATATCTAGTGCAATTATTAGATCAGCTCAATACTATAGATACTTTATCTTACATAGTGTTCCAAGGTTTAATAACCCAACTGGAGTATTTGATAATGATCAATATCTATTAGAGATCATAACTACTGCAGTTAGTGCTACATTTGAGTCTACAATGGCAACCTGGTTAACAGCTTGTAATTGTTCAATAGCACTTGAAACATATGCATGTGGGGCAGCTTGTCCTGGTGCTTGTGCTATTCTTACCTTTGTACCAACAGCTGGTGCAGTATCAGGTGGAACAGTAGATATACCATATGTATTCACTCCAATTGCAGTATCAGGTGGAACAGCTCCTTATAGCTTTGAAGTTACAGCTGGTGCTTTACCTCCAGGTTTAGTACTAGGTGCTACAACAGGTGATATCACAGGAACACCAACTACTACCGGAACATATGAGTTCACAGTATCAGTAGTTGATACTAATGGATGTCAGACAAATGTTGTTTACTCAATCACTGTAGTAGCAGCAGGATAAATTGTATGAATTGGTAAAGAAAAGGGAAGGAGGACAAAAACTTCCTTCCCTTTTTTATTTTTAATTAACTTTATTCATACATTTAACCTATGGCAAAACATGTCCTAAGTCTAGAAATACCTGATGTACTGAACTCTTGCATTATAAGAGTTATAGATACTTCAGTTTATGATCCTACTATTCCTCTTGAGTGTCCTAAGTTAGAAATAACAAGTCCAGGATTTTGGGAAGCTTCTATAGTACCAGATATAGAACCCGGATTTATAGAGAATATCACAGCATGTGCTTTAGGTATTCAAACAACTAATTGCACTACTACATTCAATACCCTACCAGATGGAGTATATATTGCAAGATATAGTGTTTCTCCCAATGATATAGTCTTTGTAGAATATAATCATTTAAGAATAACATCAGCACTAAAAAAATACAGTAATGTATTATGTTGTCTTGATATAAGAGGTTGTGATCCTACTGCAGAGATAGATAAGTTCATTAGAGAACTTCAGTTCATAAGAACATTATTTGATGCAGCAAAAGCAAAAGTAGAATACTGTCATTCACCAAAACATGGAATGGATATTTATTTATATGCATTAAAGAGACTAAATAAATTAAGTTGTTTATGTGGGTGTGGAAATTGTTAATATGGAAAGACAAGGACATATATATGCATTAGTTGATCCTAGAAATGATCAAATTAGATACATTGGAAAAACTTTATTTCCTAAGTCTAGATTAAGTAAACATTTAACAGAAAAATATCTAGGTACTCATAAACAGAAATGGATAAGATTATTGAAAATTAATAATATAAAACCTAGTTTTAAAATATTATATACAGGTTCTGAATCAAATCTAAATTTTTGTGAAATAGAATTAATAAAACATTATAAAAGTTTCTGTAAATTAACTAACGGAACTATTGGTGGAGATGGAGGAACAGGAAGACAAAATAATAAAGCAATTATAGAAAGGATGAAATCAGATAGAAATCCTATGAAAGAGTCCTCTATAGCTAGAAGAGTTGCTAATATAAACAAACTAAATGGAGTAGATGAATCTAATAGACAAAGAATGTTATCAGATATCAATCCAGGGAAGAAACAAATGAAAAAGATTTATCAATATACAAAAGATAATCTATTAATAAAAGAATGGAATTGTATAAAAGAAGCAGCAGATACATTAAAAATAGCTAGATCAAATATATCCAGAGCCTGTA